GCAATCTTGTTCTTCTTGGGCAGCTGATCTTTGTCTGAGAGAGCTTTGTACAGTTTCACTGCCTCGTAATCTCCAGCTGAAGCTTCTTCAGCCTCAAACAAGAGCGATCCAAGCCGTCTAGAAGATTCTGTGAACTTGTCTTTTCCAATGACGCTTCTAATGACCGCTGAAGCAACCTTGGGGTCTTTGAACTTTCTTTGCGAAGAATTGAACGAGCCAACAAATTCATCCATGTCTTTGACGGTGTTCTTTTGCACCACTTGCTCTGGAGCGTCATTCTTGATTTCTTGGGTATCTTGGAGAACTTGACCAACTTGTTGTAGAGATGGCGATGGCTTCGGAGTAGCTTGAGGATTCCTGTCAAAGATTGACTTGATCTCTTTGGGTGTTGACCTGGTGAAGTCTTCGATTAGCTCTTCGAGGCTCAAGTACTTTTTGAAGGGTAAATCTCCCAGAGTGATGCCAAGGCTCCTTGACAGTTTTCTAAATCCCTTGAACAATCCTTCGGGTGGCTTAAGCTTTCCTGCGGTTAGAATGGCTTTGATCTCATCAGCGTTTGGAAGCTCAAACTTCTCCACGTCTTCAGGCTTCATCTTGTCAAAAGGAGTGTTCATGAGATCTTCTTTGACGGACTCAAATTGCTTCTGGACCTCAGGGTCCTTGAGCGCACTCTTCTGATCTTTTTGAACTCTGCTAACGATCTCTTTTGCGCCTCTGTCTATCATGATCTTGAGCATATTGTAGTCACTCTCCATCTGAGTGATCTTCCCTATCGGGCTTTGCTCCATTCCAAACAGCGCACGGGTCACAGAAGAGAGTCCAGTTCCGATCTTCGACAGCAGGCCGCCCTTCTTTGGTAAGATGGTATCTATCTCTCTGAATACCACGTCTAGAGTGGCTTTAGTGTTCTCAAAGAACTCTGGCAGAGTGCCTTCATAGTCCTTCAGTTCTTTCTTAAGCTTCTCGCCAACCTCTTGCATTTTCTCGATTGCGGCAGTGGCTCGATCAAGTATGCCGCTCTCTTCATCTTCTTCAAGGATGAGAGCAGCTTCGTACTTGGGAACGCCTCTAGATTCAGCTATCAACTTTGTTGTTGTGTCAAGCTGCTCGTATAGCCCATGAATCTCATGAAGAGACTCATAGGCCAGATGTAGTGATGACTTTTTGCTAGATACTTTCTTCACCTGAATAACTATCACTCTTGGCTAAGTACTGCCTGACATCTACACCGCAGCTCACTAGTAGTTCAGCGCCAGACATGTCTCGATACCTCTCAAGGTAGATCACCTCTTTGATACCAGAGTTGATTATGGACTTTGCGCACTGCCGGCATGGAGAGAGTGTAAGATACAACTTCTTGCGCTTAGGATTGTTGAAGTCAAGCTTGATTAGAGCATTGACCTCTGCATGAATGAAGCCGCTACAACCAGGTTCATGACTTTCTGGCTCATGCGGGCCACCTGCATAGTTGCCATTGTAGCCGATTGCTAGAACCTGTGTATTGTCTTCAGAGACAACCACGGCACCAACTTGGAACCTTGGATCGTATGAGCGCTTTGCAATAGTCTTTGCAAAATCAATCCAAATCTCATCCCAGCTGGGTCTTGTCATGCTCACTCCCGGTCAAAGATGGTCTCAATGTTGACTTCTGCTGGAAGATTGAATCCCGCAGCCTTTCTGTGGCCACCACCGCCAAACTTCTTTGCGACTTCACTCACATCGGAGTCCTCATGATGGGCACGGAGGCTGACTTTCACCTGGCGCGTCTCATGGTCGTAGTACCAGATCACTGCAAAGTCGCACTTAGGAGACAAAGCCGCACCGATCTCAGACATCCAGTGCGGAGAGTTCACCACAAGCACTTCTTTGCCAGAAATCTTCCTTGGCGAAGCATTCTTTGCGATCTTTGAGATCACTGTCTTTGAGTATGCAAGGATGTAGGCCCCACGTTCCTGGGCGTTGTCGACCTCGGAATCGTCCAGGTACTTGTCGAACTCCTCGAAGTCGAACTTCACCATGTCGAATGCAGCCGAGAACTCTTTCGAGTACGGGATCTCCCATTTCCAGAGGTCGCGGTCCTCGATGAACTTAATGAGACGAGGAGCCTCCTTTCCAGGGTGGAAGAACTTCCAAGCCAGCATGGCTCCGCTGTGGTTCATGTCGAATCGAGTGCAGGAGACATCATGCAGCTCAACCATCGCCGACTTGTGATGGTCGATCACAATGATGCTCTTGGCTTCCTGCATCAATCGCTTTGTAGTGACGTTGTCGTATGAGAAATCAAGGATGACGACGTTCTTTGCAGTCACGTCAGGAGGCGGCTCGCCATGCTTTGCAGCGTGGTATTCAGCCCTATCGCCGAGAAGCTTCCATGCAGAATATGCTGCTCCAAATCCGTCTGTACAGTTCGCGTGATAGATGACTAGATTTACTGCACTTGGCTCGACCATGATTTTCCTTGATTGCTAGTTCCGGCTCTAAGTATGAGCTGGAATGGTTGCAACAACTAACCACGATCGATTATAACACGCTCAGAAGAGGATTTATCACCCATCTCGTAGATTTCTGAGTCTTCTAGAGCAAAGATCTGGTAAGGACAACCCGACTGGATAGAGATGCCTAAACCCGGAGTCAAAATAGACTCTTGATACGGAAATTCTTTAGGGTGATCTGCAGAATACTCACAGCCATGAACAACACGAATCTTGCCCCTTCTGAGAAACAAGGCTTCGTTCTTTGACGTGTAGTACTTGAGAGAGTTCGAACAGCCAGCTCTCATGAACAAGATCTTCGTATGGACGACGTCCATCGAGCCTATGCTAATCTCGTATCCCCACTGCTTGTCTACGACCTTTGATTCGGTCTTCCATGATGTCCTGTAGTCATCTCTGAACTTCATCTAGCCTCCAAACTTGTCAAAGTGCTTAAAGCATCTTGGCTGGTACAGCTCGAGACCTCCCACTTCGACTTCCTGCTCTGGTCGGCCACCGGTCTTTGTGGTGTAGTAAGCGTCAGCTCCGCAGATGGTGCAAACAGCTGGACATATCTCTATCTTGGTTGCGAACGGCATCATCGATTGCACCTCTTCAAGCGACTCTCCAGATGATGCCAACTGCAAGGAAGAGACCAGCACTGTCCTACCCTGTTTGAACTGCGCTATAAGCGCTTGCGCACAGCCAGGAATCATAAATGCTTCGTCAACGGCTACAACAGAGGGCCTCATAGAGGGCTTCGTGTCCATTACATGACGGCTAATCTCTAGACCATGAGAGACGCGAATCGCAGGGATCTTGCCACCGTTGTGAGTATTGATGTGGTCTTCACCGTATCTCGAGTCTATGCCTGGTTTAAAGCACATGATGTTGGTCTTCTTGAGAAAGTACCGATCGATCACTGACAAGAGCTTTGTGGTCTTTCCGCCAAACATTGGACCTGTGAAAATAACGAATTCGTTCATAGACATTAGATCTTCCACCATTGAAATGTCTTCTCCAGACCACTAACTAGACTGTAGAACGGCACATAGCCAAGAGAAGTTGTAGAGTTAGTAATATCAGCAAGAGTGTGCTTTACGTCCCCTGGTCGCTCAGGGGCGTGAACAACTTCAAACTTGCCGAACCTTTCTCTGAAAATCTCTAAGATCTGGTTGTTTGATACGCTTCGACCTGTTCCAATATTGAAGACCTCTCCAGACATTCGCTTCTCAACTTGAGATGCCAAGATGTTTGCAGCCACCACATCGCCAACGTACACCATATCTCTAGTCTGGCTTCCATCGCCATCCGACCTCAACGGAAGACCCTTGGAGATCTTGTCACACCAAGCTGAGATTGCCGTGGAGTATGGTGAGTCTCCAAGTTGATTTGGACCGTACACATTGAAGTATCTGAGGCAGACAGAATCCACGCCATAGAGCTTGCTTGACATTTTCAAGAAGCTTTCCACCGTAAGCTTCTGCAGAGCATATGGAGATGCTGGATTCTTGTCGGTCCACTCGTCCGTTGGAAGCTTGGTGGTGTTTCCATACACGGCGCAAGTTGAAGAGAAGACGATCCTCGGCTTGTTCTTGGATCTGGCGACAGCCATGACCAGATCCATCGTCATATTGACGTTGATCTCTGTGGTCTGTGCAGGATACTCGACAGTGTATGACACCCTTGGATTTGCAGCAAGGTGGAAGATCGTGTCGTACATGCCGCTCTCTACCCTGTTCAGCACAGCTGGATCTGCAAAGCCTCCATACACCAGCAGGACCATATCTTCTGGTCTCTTCCTGTTAGCCTCAATGCTCTTCTCCCAGATGGGAAGTCCAGTAGTGAGCATGTGGCGCACATTGAGTCCCTCGAGGAACTCCACGTGGCCATTCGACATGTCATCGACAACATCGACAGTCCAACCAGATTCAACGAGGGCGTGGGTCAAGTTCGATCCGATAAACCCAGCGCCGCCAGTGACTAGAGCACGCATCGATCACTCTCCATGGAGGTTGTCCTGCATGTGGAATCTCTTGCCGGTGTCCTTGAGATCTCCACTGAGGTAGCGAAGCACATCGCTGGCCATGTCTCGAGCAGTGCAAGTCGGAACATTCTGGGCTATGTGGTTCAGGTCCCTGAGTGACGTGAACGGGAAATCATGAGGAATTCCCATCATGTGGAGAGTCTCACGGATGGATAGACCGCGATCCTCAAACGGGTGCATGAGATGCGTCAGGGTACGTCCCACCATTGCGTTCGTGCGGTCGTAGTAGAATCCAGGAGATCCATCCATGAACCTGCCGCCACCAGCGATCTTTGCCTTGATCGATTCCAGTCGCCGAATCTCTCGAGAATCAGGGTAGTTGCTCTTCAGGTATTCGAGGCACTGAGAGAGCAAGCCTTTCTCTGCGAGGTAAGTGTACACTGAGTGGATTGATCCCTCATCGTGTCCCTTCACAAACTCCTGGTGGGTAGTGTTGTGGTGCTTGAGGATGAACTCGTACGAGCGATATTCCTGCGTGGCAGACTTCAGCGTGAACTCATTCTGGTTTGCCGCGCCCTCAGGGACCTGCTTGATGTACTCGTGGTATGGAACAGTGTGCCTGTTGAACGTCGACATCTCTGGACAATTTCCATCCCGCCAGTAGAAGTAGAACGTCCTGATCCTTCGCTGCGGGATGCCGTGTAGCATCGTGTTTGTACGGTAGACCGAGAAAGAGTAGTCGTGCTTCTTTGCCAGGTCGTGGAGACCATCGAGGACCTTCTTGCCCGAGTTTGTGAACAGACCAGGCGCGTTCTCTCCAAAGAACACCTTCGGCTTGACCTGACCGAGGACAACCTCAGCCGACTCAAACATCCACTTGTTCTTGTCGTCACGAGTCTCATCACTTCGGCTGGTGTTCAGCTGGCTTAGGCCAGCGCAAGGACAGACGGAGTTCACAAAGTCCAGCTCGCCCTCTGGGATTACACCACCCTCATCAAGGGAGATGCGCGGTACGTCAGGCCAGTAATTCTGGATGTGCTTCTCATTGTCGGCAAATGCCTTGTAGCTGAGGTGGTACTGAGGCTTATTTCCAGTCGCCAGGCTACAGCCAATCGCGCTGCCTCCGATCAGAGGAATGATGGTGGACCACTTCGTATCAGACATTCTTTCTCCTGTATTTCGATTCGATCTTCTCGATGGTACCACGCTTCACTAGCTCCTGAAGCAGCGCCCACGTCTCCTTCCAGTTTCCTTCCTGCTTGTACAGCCCAGGGTACCTCGACTCGGCAATCTTTGCGATCGAGTTGTGATCAGAGGCGCCACCGAGCTCATCCAGGATAGAAAGCAGGTTGGACTCCTTGTCAGTAGCGAGGTAGTCAAGAGACTTATCGACCTGAACCGTCGCCTTGCTCTCTACCTGCTTTACGGGCTTGGGTGCCATGATCTGGCGCTTGGCCTTCTTGAGTTCCTTGAGCTGCTTGGCAAAGTCTGGTTGGGCGCTCATCATCAGCTCGCAGTCCTGCTCAAGAGCAACAGGGGCTGGGGCTGATTCTTTGATCGGCTTTGGCCCAACGCTCTCCTTGGAGATCGGAGCCGCCGCCCTCTTGAGGGCAAGCTTCTTGTTCTCTCGCAGCCTTCGGTACACGCCATACTGGCAACAAGAAATCTCACAGCCGAAGTTTGTAAAATAACCAAGCTCTGACACTTCTCGCATGTGCATCTTCGACTCATCTTCATCGCTGAGCTCAAAGAAGTTGTCTAGATCGCGTCGGATTGCGTTGATGAGCCTGCGGCCAACCTCAGCTGAGATCGAGTGCTCGAGGTCAGCATAGAAGTAGTTGACCGTGTCCATCGCCCCGACGCCAGGCACCACGAACTCATCGTCCTCATCGATGTTCCCAGGATTACCCTCTCGGATCAGAGTCCCAACGTCCGGCATGCGCGCCAAGTTACAGGAGAAGTGATATCCGTAGTAGTTTCCAATCCCTCTGGTGGAGTTCAGAAACTCAAAGGACTGCTTCATGTCTGGCTTGGTCTTGTAGAAGTTCACAAACTTGGGTCCCATGTAGGTGAACCAGTACAAGATGTCAGACGGACGAGTGGAACGCTCAGCCAGCTCCTGTGGAGTGGTGCCGAGCTTGTGGTCGATCGGAGTCCCACCGATGCTCCTGGCATAGTTCCTGGCGGCGACCTGGAGGCTTGTGCGAAGCTCGGTCGTTCCGTAGATCTGCTCCTTTGACTTTGCGGCAGATTCAAGGTTCTCGCAGAGCTGGAGCTGGTAAGCCTTATCGCTAACCAGACGCTCATAGACTATGAAGTCCGCGCCAGTGTTTCGGACCGCAATCTTGACTGTGTTCGACGGACCATAGAACTTGACGATGGCAGAGTTGATCAGCCGGTCCTCAAAGGTCGCCTTTGAGTTGTAGTTCAGGTTCTCGTTGAGCCAGATGATCTCATCGTGGAAGCTACGGTTTGGGTGGAAGTACGGTACGGACTTTCCATCCACCACAAACCCGTAACCGAACTGCGACTCTTCTTCGGGCTTGTGCCGGAATTCATCGAAAGTCTGAGACTGTGCAAATCGCACAAGGTACTCTCGACGATTCATCTCCTTGATGAACTTGACAAAGTCCTTCTTCTTGTCTGAGTCGATCAAAGCGATAAGCTCAGCGTCACTGAGCCTCAAGAGCTGGGCATTTGTCATCTTAGAGGTCCTCGAGGTGACGTCGATTTTCTTTGCCGACGAAGGGATTGTTGACGAAGATGACTTTGGTATCGAGATAGTTGGCGTCGATAGCCTTCCGGATCTCTTGGGCCTGGATCTCATCGTCTTCGTAGAAGTAATCAACTTGGACACCAAGCCTCGCAAGATCGAGGATAGTCTTGGCTTTGTGCTGTCCAGAAGATACTCGAGTCTTTCGTTCATATGGTACCTGGTTGAAGAAGACCGTGTTGTTGATTCCGTTCCTGCGGAGGAAGGCAAGGGTCTCTGCCTCCTCCTGCTGGCTACGTCCCGTGATGATCACGTCCTGCGGACCTGGGCGGATGCCACAGACACCATCGCCAAGGTGGATCACGCCATCGATATCAAAGCCATTTACCTTCATGCAGCCTTCCGCCGGAAGGTGAAGTCAAACACCTTCTTCTGCTTGAACATCATGATCGGATGCTCGGTGACTTCCCAGAGGACAGGGTCAAAGAACCGTGCGGGGTACTCCTTGAACCTGCCAGATGTCTTGTGGAACTCAATCGCGACCGTCTCAACAAAGTCGGGAATCTTATCGATGGTGTCAAGCAGGTCGTACTCCTTGCCCTCGATATCGATCTTCAGGACCTGGGGACGGTACTGTTCGAGAAGTGCGCTGAAGTTGTGCGAATCGACCTCGACCGAGACATCGCTTGAGTTGCGTCGCTTTGCGGTGGAGGAAGACACCGAGTTCCGCTGGGAAGTCGCATAGTAGAACGTGCACTTTGGATCGTTGTGCTCGCTGACAGCCGCGTTCAGGTTCAGGGAATTCGGCGAGTTCAGCTGGAGCATCGCAAAGTTGTCCGGGCACGGCTCAACTGCAATCACCTGCTTTGCCCCAGCATCCACTGCCATTCGAGCAAATCCACCGATGTTTGCGCCAAGATCCATCACGACCTTGCCCTTGACATCGATGTCACCGTAGTTTCGCTGGCACTCCTTGATCGAGTTTGGATCGAAGGTGTCGATTCGAATGTAGTAGCCGCTTGGCAACTTCTTGACCTTGCACTCGACAAAGTCCCGAAGCTTACCATCAAATCGACGACCGACAGGAAGCTCTTGATTCTCAGTGCTCACTTGACCTCCCGATTTCCGGACGGCGTGATCGCGTAGAGGTCTTGGGCCTTGTACGGCTTGTTCTGACGCTCGGTGTACCGCGTTAGGCGGCGCTGGGAGAGGGACTCGCACTCGTAAACGGTCTCATTCAGGGTGAGTTGCTGGGGAGGCGTCTTCTGGGTGAAGGCGCTCGGACCACGGAGGGCACCGACCAGACCCATCTCACGGGCGACCTTGAGATAGCGCACCGCATCGATGACCACGCCAGCCGAGTTCGGAGAGTCGATGACAGAGAGCTGTGCATCGAGGATGACCGGCGCGCCGAGGAAGCCCTCCATCTCAACGCGGAAGTTTGCCACTTTGTTGTCACCGTAATACCGAATGTACTCGGACGGACCCGCATGGAGGAATGAACCCTCAGGGTTCACGTTGCGGATCACGTTCTGTGCACGGATCACGTTCTCCTTCGAGACCTTCTTGTACTTAAGGCGGGACTGGTCGGTCATGTTCAGGAAGTCGGTGTTACCGCCGACATTTCGCTGGATGTGGCACTTGACCTTGTGACCACGCTCAAAGGCGAGCTCCTGAATCATCTGGCTGAGAATCGAAGCGCCGAACTGCGACTTCATGTCATCACCGATGAGGGGAATTCCAGCATCAATAAACTTCTGCTCCCACTCAGGATTCGAAGCAATAAACACCGGAATGCAGTTCAGGAAGGAGACGCGTGCCTTGAGACAAGCCTCAGCGTAGAACTCAGTCGCCTTCTGGGATCCGACAGGCAGGTAGTTGATGAGGATATCGACCTTGCGATCGACAAGAACCTGGGTGACATCGACCGGCTTCTCGTCCGAAGCGCGGAAAGCCTCGTCATCAGAGTAGTTCTCCATGACAGAAGCGATGCCGTCGAGGATGGGGCCCATCTGCACGGTGGGACCAGCCGGAACATTCTTCTCATAGATCGGAGTGCAGTTGGGCTTCGCAAAGATCGCATCACGGAGCGACTTGCCGACCTTTCGCTTGTCGACATCGAATGCCGCAACAACCTCGACATCTCGAACATTGTAGCCGCCGATGTCGCCCTTCATCAGGCCATCTCGCTCGGCACCGTTCGTGTAGCCGTTGTAGTAGGTGAGGCCCTGGTAGAGAGAGCTGGCACAGTTGCCAATGCCAACAATCGCAACGCGGATCTTGGCGGTCTCAGGGGTGTTCTTAGCGGACATTGTTGACTCCATTGTGAAGACTATTGAACTTGTCGGTTTCGAGATTCCAGCGGTAAGACTGGGGACTCAGGTGAATGCTCTTGGGACGTTCCATGTACTCGAAGTCGAGTTCTCCGTTGCTGTTGATAAACTTGGCTGGCCAGTGGAAGATGCGCCAACCGTTCTCAGATCCCATCTTATCCTGGGCAGCATTGAATGTTTCGACCAGCTTAGTACGTTCTGCCCAAGAACCATAGAATGCCGTACCCTTGAAGAGTCCGGTGCCAGGAAGCTTTCGAGACTCATTCTCGATCGGGAGTAAGTTCACCAGCTCAACATTCTTGATTCCGAGCTCCTTGACTTGCTGCTCGAGCTCTGTCGCCAAACGCTGGATCTCAGCCAGCCCGTCAGGAGTCCGCATCAGGTGGTGACGGACATCGATGTTGCCGAGGTAGATCGTGATGCTGTCAAGGTCAGAGAGCTTGATACCGGAGCGCTCCTCGATCTTCTTACCGAGTCCATCACGGAGAGTGCTGAACAGCGTCAGACCATCATTGCGGCAGACCATCTGGCCAGGGTGGTAGGTCGAGAAACTGTGGCTGTCACCAAAGCAGAGGTTCCGAGTACGCTCGACGTGATCGAATCGACGAGTGTTCCGGCAGATCTCATCAAGGCGCTCAGGATCCAGCTGCACGACATCCTTGCTGGTGGACTTGTTCGTCCAGCGGCTCTTGACGCTAGCGCCAATCATAGGCATGTCGTGGTTCATCACAAAGGTCTGGCCCTTGAAGTCCTGGATTCGCTTGAATCGCCAAACGACGTTGTCATCGATACCGAAGAAGTAGTTGATCGCGCCGCCGTAGGCAATACCGAGCGAGATGATCAGAACGTCGTAACCCTCGTAGGTGTCACGCTGGCCCAGGATCTCTACGTTCTTCCATCCGGCATTCACCAGCATGTTGCGGTAGAGCTGGACCCAAGCAGAGTTGTGAGAGTGTTTTGCCTTTGGAGTGACGCGCTCTAGACCGTCAATCGCAATCTTGGCGTCCTTGGGGACATTGAAATCCGTGAAGAAGCTAGCAGACATTATCGAACTCCCGTGCTACCGAAGGCACCATCGCCTCGAATTGTGTTTTCGTCATAGAGATTGTTAAGCTCTACGACTTCGACATTATCATAAAAGACCGGAAGAAGTACAAACTGCGTGATCTTATCTCCACCAGAGATAATCTGCGGCTCAGATCCGACATTCATCATGTGGAGGTGAATCTCACCCTGGTAGTCCTCGTCGACAACGCAGGCTCCAACAACCAGCTCCTTCTTTGCCGCAATGCCGCTCTTGTTGAAGGCGATCAAAGCATGACCCTTCGGAACGTTTGCCTTGATCCCGCTCGGGATGAGAACGCTACTCCCAGGATTCACCATGTAGACATCTGCGCTGGGCACAAAGAAGTCGATCCCTGCTGACTGCGGAGTTCCGCGGGCTGGAGTCTTGACGTCACAAATCTTCGAGATTTTCACTTGGTCTCCTTCTTGGACTGGCGATAGTTGTTCCAGGCGCCGAGGTATGCAGCGGCGTCTAGGAAATTGTCTTCCTTGTAGTTGTAGGAGTGCCGAGAGAACTTGAGCGCGATCAGCATCGCAAACATGTCATCAGCATCGAACTGCTTGCCGGTCATGTTGGAGGCAATCGCTGCGGCACGTTCCAGACCCTCACCGATCGGTCCATACTGCCGTTCCTTCTCTTCAGAGCGATTGTTGATGATTTCGTCAGCAGCCTTAAGAATGTTCATCAGAAGATCCTCTTCATTATGTTCTTGGTCCATTCGTTGATTTCTTCCTTGGTCAGCTCCCGTCGGGGTAGCTGGAGCATCTCTTCCTCGACAACGGACCACGTGATGTCGTCTCGGAGCTTGAACTTGGTATTGTTTGGAACTGGCTCATATTCTATCAGCGCTTTCATCATCTCAAAGTGGCGCTGGTAGACGTGGTAGCTTCCAGCGTGGTGAAAGTATTGACCGAGCTCAGCGTTGATTCCTCGGGCACAAAGCTCATTCAGCATCATCTGCTGGAACATGCTGAAGGTGAACACATCGTTGCAGAATCCATAGACCGCATCGTTCGATCGCATGTTGACTGCGAGGTGAAGCTTGCCTGCACGGAGGAAGAACTGGATGTACTGCGTGCAGGGATAGTCCTTATCGTTTCCAGACTTGTGGTGCGGTTGATTTATGGCGATCGTGGCTCGGCGGGTGTCATTATCTCGAACGATCTCATCGATGACCCACTGCCACTGGGGCTTCAGGTAAGTCCCGTAGTTCGATTCGACTTCGTTCTTGTCATCTGCGATCTGACGCCAGATCGCTGCCAACTTCCCGATATTTTCCACACTGCGGTTTGCAGAGAGATACCACAGCCACTCAGCGACGGCATACTGCGGGCTGAACTTACGTGCTGGAGCCGCAATCATCATGTCTGTAGGGTCTTCTATCACGATGCTCGAGCAAAGCCGCTCGATCACTTTCGATCCACGCGTAGTGACTTCATCACCAAACGTATCTAGTTCTCTAAGCTCGCCGATGAGCGCAAGTTCAAGGTTTCTGTATTTCATGGGCATATCCTACTTGGGATTGGTGGGAAGTACAGTCACTTTTCGATGTTTATGACCTTGAGCTTCTGCCACCGAGTCGACATTCCAAAGTCGCCCTTCTCAACTTCTGCGGCTGCAAATGTGAACCGGTTCAGAGAACTTCCAGCCGCGGCACCCCAGCAGAACATCTTGTGGACCTTTCCTGAGTTCGCCATGCATTCAAGCAAGAGGTAAGGCTTCTTGTTCTTCGTGAGTTTCGGGATCGCATTTACGATCATGAACCAGTAGATGTCATGTCGGTCGCAGTCATCGATGGACCTGACGTCTTTCTCCTGGAGCCACTTGGAGACCTTCTCAGGAATCGCAGATTCGATGTTGAACGATCCGAGGAGTTCTCGGTCGAACTCCATCGTGGTCTGCATGCCCCACTCACCTGCATCAGTCGAGTCCGCAAGGAGTTCCTTGAGCTTATTCTTACCGAAGAGCGGCTCCTTCTTTGTACGCTTCTTCAGCTGGTCAGCAGATCCAATCACAATATCATGCATCTGGCGGTATGAGCTGAAGGTCTTTCCCTCACCAACCATGTCCATCGACCCAAATGCTCGGATCTTGATCAGTGACTCCAGCGCCTTCTTGTTGAACTTACTGTGACGCCACGTGCCATCTTCATTCCAGAGGAGGTCATCAATGCTCTTGTACGGTCGCATTTCAAGAATCTCATCGATCGCCGTGGCACCAACTCCCTTGCATGACAGGAAAGAGGGCATGAGCTTGTAGTCACCGATCGCAGCCCAGGACTTCTTCGCGTAGTTGATATCGATCGGAACGATCTTGTAGCCGAGGCTCTTGACTTCAGAGATCGCCTTCGGTGCCTTCTTGGAACCTGCGGTAGCCTCGAGGTAGGCGATCAGCCACTCCTGCTCATAGTAAGTCATGAGCCACGCACAGTAGTACGAGTTCATGGCATAGGACACCGCGTGGGACTTGTTGAAGCCGTATCCAGAGAAGTAGCAGATGTTCTCATAGAGCTTATCTGCCGTCCGCTCATCGATGCCATTGGCCATCGATCCCTTGACAAACTTCTCTTTGAGAGCCTTGGCCTTCTCAACATTTTCATTGCCAGACCCGACAGGCTTCATCATCTTTCGAATCTTGTTACATTCAGCCTTCGGGAATCCAGCCACCACGTGGCAAAGTTCCATGACCTGTTCCTGGAAGATGATACATCCGTAGGTCTCTTCCAGGACCTGCTTGATGAGAGGATGACCGTACTGGACGGTGTCAGGCTCGCTCTTCGACTTGATGAAGAGCTTATCAACCTTTGCACCCAGCGGACCAGGACGGTAGATCGAGGTGAGCGTGGCGAGGTCAATCACGTTCACCGGCTTGGCGGCCATGAACAGTTGTTGAGCGCCGCGATTCGTACACTGGAAGATGCCAGCCCATCGCCCAGAGTGATAGACATAGTCGTACACCTTCTGGTCGTCGAAGTCGATCACCTTCGGTGCCATGTTCTTATCGAACCAGTCCCTGACATCTGAGAACTTGATATCGGTCTTTCCCTCCTTCTCAAGGATCAGGGCAATAGTCCGCTCGATCATTCGAAGAGTACCGAGACCGAGGAGGTCAAACTTGACCCAACCGAACTCTTCGAGGTGCTTGTAGTTCATGCCCTCAACCCAGGGAGTCTGGTGCTCGCCCTTTGCCATGATCAGCGGCATACGCTCACCAATCCGCTCTGAGACGATGACACCACCTGCGTGGCGACCAAGAGCCTTATTCTGCTTGAAGAGGACTTGCAGGGGGTCCATGATGTCAGGATGAGATTCGAGGAAGTCCCGAGTCGACTTGGAGTACTTCATCGCATCTTCAAGCGTGATGTCAAACCCCTCATCGGCATCTTCATCAACCTTGGCACCTTCCGCGACATCACGCTCGAGGCTAGCCAGAGCTCGATTCACCTCTTCGAACTCGATTCCGTAGAACCGGCTTACGTCCTTGATGAGACTCTTGAGCTTGAACGTGTTGTAGTTCGAGATCGGGACAATGTTTTCCTTGCCAAACTTGTCGCGCATCAGGTGGATGAGCGCATCTCGATCACTGATGTCCGAGTCAATGTCCGGATACTCTGCGCGGTCAATCGAGAGGAATCTCTCAAAGAGGAGACCGTACTCGACAGGATCTACGTCAGTCACATATAGTACGTAGTTCACCAAGCTTCCGGCACCGGAGCCACGTCCAGGACCGACCAACATGTGGTCTCGGGCAAGATCGATGATAGCCTTCATCGTCAGGAAGTACTCGCTGAAGTTCTTCTCCTTGATGATCTGGAGCTCATACTTCAGGCGCTCGATGTACTCAGGCTTCTGGTGGAGACCACGCTTCACCAAGCCTTCTTTGCAGACATCCAACAGAGCCTTTGCCGCCGTCTTACCTTCAGGAATGACATAAGTCGGGAGCTTCATGGAAGTATCGGGCTTCACCTCTCCAACGATGTCATGGGCAATGAAGTGAGTGCGCTCAATCGCATCGATCACGACATCATCATCGTAGAAGGTGTACCCGTTCTTCACCTGCTGGTAGGTCTCCCAAACCTGGTTCGCATTCTTCGGGTAGAGCTCGCACTTGAGATCATCGCGGGACTTCGGGAGAGAATCAGGATTGATCTCAGTGTGGTTGAGCCAGCCAAGCTTCTTGTAGATCTCCCGCTCACGCCAGTGCTCAGGTCGTGAATAGTGGGAATCGCAGGTGACCACAAGATGCTGAGACATCGAGTTCTTCTTAGCGAACTCAATGATAGCGCGGTTCACAAGGTGTTGGGCAGGAAGCTTGTTGAATTGAAGCTCGAGGAAGGTGTTCTCAACTCCGACGGCATCTACAAGCTGGTCTACCGTATTTCCGATCTCCCGCATCACCTTTTCGGCGAGGTCGCCGTTATCGAGTATGTGCGCATCAAGGTCGTTGAAGCCGTACTTCTGTAGCTCCTGGAACACAGAGTAGGCGATCGGACCACCAATGCAGGCGGTGGAGACGAGGAGGTCACCTTTTGCAGCCTGCTTGAGCATCTTGTAGTCGATTCGAGGGAATCGGTAGAAACCCTCAGAGTAACCACGGGAGACGAGGTGGAACAGCTTCTGGAGTCCAGAGGAGTTCTTGGGAAGAACGACAAGGTGGTGGCGCCGCTTCACCGGATCGAAGAACTTGGAAGACTTGGTCTCATCCTCGTTCTCAACGGTCAGGCTGGCACCCTCAGACTCGACATTCGTGGTCTCATCATCGCCATCCACGGTCGCAACCAGCTTCTTCTCCAGCTGGAGCTCAGGAAGCTTCCCCTCCTTTGAGAGGGTGTACTGGCGGCTCCACTCGCTGAGATCGGGATGCACATACATCTCACAGCCAGGGATGAACTTGAAGTGCTTGCCAGCCTTGTGCATCTTCTCGGCGTGGAGATAAGCATGGGCAAAGCCATTCATCTGGCCGTGGTCCGTTAGCGACCAGCCATCGAGGCCATTCTCAACACAGAAGTCAATGTGCTCCTGCGGATATCCAAGCCCATCGAACGTGGAGAATCCAGAGTGAGAATGGAGACCGAAGAACTTGGTTGGAGTTCGATTTTGCATTTCTTCCTGCTTGTAGGGTACACCACATTATACCACAACGCGGTGGAGTCTTCACCAAAAGATTTGGGGTCTCTCCAATTTCTAGAGAGACCCCTTCGTCACACCCGTTCAAGGGCTTCTTCCTGCCAGCCGTAGCTTTTTGTTCCGTTCACCAGCAGGTCATAGACGATATAGCACTCCAGCTGGGATTCTTCTGGATTGCACTCTCCACTAATGTGGTCGTCATCTACTATCCTGGCTTTTAGCACTATTGCCGGCGTGCCCTCATAGATCCGAAGCGGCTCATCTCTCCATTCTCCATTCTCGTAGACTTCGTCAGTCCAGCAGGGAGTGGTCATTGGCTTGATGAACGCTACCAGATCTCCAGGAGCAAACTTCGGAAGATCAGTTAAAGAAACCGGTACCCGTCTTCTTCGCGGCATCTTCAAACTTCTGCTTCTCTTCAAGAGCCTCGTTGAGCTCCTTCATCATCTTGCTGATGTTTTCCTCGAACAGGGCCTGGTACTCCTTCGTGACGTAGAGCTTATCACCCTCAGAGACCAGCTCAAGGGTGCGAAGATTGTCTACAATGTCGGTACCAGTAACGATCGCAAGCTGGACTACCTTTGCGATCTGAGAAATCACGTCATCTGAAAGCTTGAACTTCATGTTTACCTCACGTTTGAACTTGTGGACACCAGTGCGTGGTTCGACCGTCGGGAGTCTCCTCGCGGACAACCTTGTTCCCGTGCATGTCGGTCTCCCTACTATAAACAAGGAACCTGGAAGAGTATTCGCCAACTTCTCCGTTCAGATCAGAGTAGCTCTTGATGGTCGCGCCACCAGACTGGTAGCTGGCGCGGATCACCTTCTTGATCGAAGAGTTCAGCGTTGAGAGCTCCATGTTCGACAAGTGACAGACCTTGCGGTGCGGGCTGATCTTCGCAAGCCATAGCGAGTCCGCCTTGAGATAGTTCCCGACTCCAGAAATCACTGACTGGCTCATGATCGCTTCGCACACTGTCTTGTTCTTCATCTTCATGAGCCGGTCACTGAACACGTTGTCCGGGACATCCTCATAGAGCATATCGGGACCAAGAGTGTCAAGCTTCTTGACCGTCTCCTCCTTTCCCTGGACGATCTTGAACGTGCCAAAGTTCCTGGCATCAGTGAAGTACAGAACATCGCCGTCCTGGAACTCGATCATCACCCGGGCATGGGAGCTGCGCTCGGTCTTCCAGCTGCCCGACATTCCCAGTGTGTTCCAGATGAACTGGTCGCCTTCAAGGGCGGCAAAGATGAACTTTCCCTTCACGCCCCAGCCTTCGACCTTTGCCGGTAGGGTGACGCTCGACAAACCCTCGATTGGCTTCTTCAGATATCGACCGCTGAGCGGTGTGATCGCCGTGATGATTTTTCCAGTGCTGAACTTTGCCAGATTATCAGTGATCCGGCGGCACTCAGGTCCTTCAGGAATGGTACACCTCCTTAAGCCAGTCATGGTACAGATTCAATGCGTGGTCTCTTGGTTCTACTTGCTGCCAGTCTCCAACCACAAAGATGCGGTAGGCATCATCCGCATACTTCCCGCAACCGTGCAGGTCCTTTGCGGTCTTCCACTTGCCGGCGAGGTACTCAGAGGAGAACCTGATCAGCGTAGAGGTGCGCTTCTTGGACATACCCAGCGACTTGATGATCTCTTCGAGGTCAGCTGGATTTGCGCAGGACATCGATGCCGCATCAGGGTACTTCTGAAAGAGCTCAGGCAGCACAGCCCTGACCTGCCTGTTTGTGGTGAGGTTCAAGAGAAGGCAGCACACTAGGATCTTCCAGGTGTCACCAAAGTAGGGCTCTTGGACCAGATTGTGAGGGGACTTAGGTGGTTGCCACGCCATAGTGGCAGAATATCACAGTTCTCTCAGCTTTTCATCACTTACTTGATAGCGCGAGGATAATTGCCATCACAAACTGAACGACGGCAAAGATTGTTACCGCCTTTGTCTTGAACGTGGTGAGGTCATCGATCTGCTTGAGCTTCTCACGGAGCTGAGACGGTGATGCCACATCGTCGATCTTATCCTTCCACTCGCGCAGCTCCTTGACCTTGTCTTCCTTCAGGCGAAGCTCAGCAATCTCCTGCTTGAGATCAGCCACTTCGTGGCGCAGTGAGTTTATTCCAATTGCCAATGTCTCAAGTTCCTTGAGTACAAGCCTGGAATACTCGTTCCAGGAGTTCTGCGCTGGGTCCATCAATCCTCCGAGCCTGAAACTATACGCTTATCTATACTCTGGACTCGGAGTATGACCTAACACTGACTGGCCAGAACTGCGCGGCAATATCTCTGCACGCTTCTGCAACCTTCTGGATCTCCCACTGCGCTCCCTCATGAGTTCGAAGGTCAATAAACCTGAGCAAGTTGTTCAGATTACAAGTCCCATAGTACTCAGTGTAGAGGTTCATGGGAAGAACACCACGAGCCTGCTCGCGACAAACTCCGGCCTCCATCAGCTCGTGGTACAAATTCAAGGACTCATTGTGGAATACCTTGATTGCATCAGAGGCCGCGCGACCATAGCTAGCAACATGCGAGTTCACTAGGTTGTCAGTATTGCTAGCCTGCCTGTTGCTCTTGTGCTGCGTCCTGAACATGTTCGGCTCATAGAACTCGAGATTCTCATCCGTGTATCGACGAGAGATCTCGTTGTAGGACCAGGTACGGTGACGGTGGTGCTGGGACCTGACGAACAACGGGACCTTGAACCTGAAGGTGATCACGTTGTGCTCAAGAGTGGAAGTGTGTCGATGCTCCATCAGGTACTTGATCAGCTTGGAGTCCTTCTCGTCCAGCTCATCCTTCTGCTTTCCAAAGGAAACCCTGGCGGAGTTGACGACCGTCAGGTCAGTGCCCATGTGTTGGACATACTCCACGCATCCAATTCCGTCACCGTACAGCTCGATCCTATTCATGCTCTACTCGACCTCGATATTGACGTCCACGCTCACGGTGAGCTTCGGGATGCGGAGGTGATTGGCAAGGTTGTGCTTCTTCGCCTCAGTGGCATCGAGGTACCAGTCAGCATGACCACGCTCGTGGACGATCTTCAGGAAGTAGTCGTCCGGCTTGCCACAGTTGCGGGCCATCATCTCATAGACCTTGCGGTTGAGGCGCTCGACCTCCTTGGCGTCAGACTTGATCTCCTCGACCTTGCCCCAGGCTCCGCTGGAGACGTCGTGGATCATCACGGTGCCGTTTGCATCCATGTAACGCATGCCCTCAGCACCAAAGCTGAAGAGGATTGCGCCGCAGGACATCGCCTTTCCCTCAACGATCGTGGCAACAGGGAGCTCAGATCCCTGGATTGCAGAGATCATCGACATGAGGGAGTAGACCTGCCCTCCGTAGCTGTCGATCACGACAGGAATCACCTTCTGCCCAGTGGAGTGGGCCTTTGCCATGGCGATCTGGAATTCCTTGGCGGACTCCTCGTCGAACTTATTGACTCGGACGATAACAGGTAGGCTGCGCAGCTCACAGTCCTTGATTAGCGGGCTGACATTCGTCTTCCAGATCATTTCTTCTCCTAGATTATCGGGTTGTCTAACTCTGAGATTCTAACCACACTTGGAGTATGAACAAGACTTGCAGGTAATACATCCCTCCTGGTACACCAGATCTGAAGAATTGCACTCGGGGCAGGACTTTCCAGCAGGCTTGGTGCCGTCTGGGATATAGCCCTTCAGAACCCTCGCGATGACCTTCGAGAAAGAGAACATGTCGGAGGCCTTATCCTTCTGGACCTGCTCAACGATGTACTGAGTGGGAACTGCGTGCCTCAGAGCAAGGCTTATAGTCCTGGTGAAGGCACCCTGCGTCGGGTTGTCGAACAGCGAGGCAATGTCCTTGAACACGACCTCATCATCTCCGATCGGGACCTTGAGATTGTATGTCGTGACGCCGTCCTTTCGACCATTCTTGGTGAGGATGCCAGTCTTCGCCTTCTTCGGGATCTCGACCTTCTCAGCAAGTCCACAGAACACCTCGTAGGGCTTGCCATCGAGGAGACCGACCAGGATCATCCACGACTCAGATGTTTCACCATTGCGGACATTAGCCCTGTGGATATCGCACTGGAGCTCCTTGGGTCTCTTTGGCGCGTGCTGGACCGTCTTCGGCTCGCCCTTCGGCTTGTCCGCAACCAACACTCCGGTCCTGCATCCATCGCGGTATACTGTGAAGCCCTTACAGCCCGTCTTCCAGGCTCTCATGTAGACTTGTGCGACAGTCTCCTTGGTGGCATCATTGGGCAAGTTGCAGGTCTTTGAGATCGAGTGATCGATCCACTTCTGTGCCGCAGCCTGAATGTCAACTGACTTCACCCAGTCGATATCGTTTGCAGTGCCTCCCCAGTAGGGAGAGTCCTGAGGCTCAGTCTTGCCCATGGCATCCATCCACTTCTTGAACCAGTGGTGGTAGACCGTGAACTCTTGCCACTTGTCACCGAGCTCATCGACAAAGTCGATCTTTGTGTTGTCGTCGTTCACGTTTATCTTCTTGCGACGCTTGTACGAGAGCATGAATGCGGGCTCGATGCCGCTCGTGGTCTGGGTAAGCATGGAGACCGAGCCGACCGGCGCCGTTGTCGTGAGGGCGATGTTGCGGCGTCCCGTCTTCTTCCACAGGTCAAGAGCGCCCGGCTGAAGGGATTCAGTGGCGCGCATGATGTCACTGAGGTACTTGTGGTCCTTCTCCTTCTTGTAATCCCAGACTGGGAACGCGCCACGCTCGTGCGCCATCACAAGCGATGAATAGTGCGACCACATCGCGAGGTGACTGTAGATTGCCTCGGTCAGGTTGATCGAATCGTCAGATCCGTACTTGTGGTTGAGCGCCGCCAGCGCATCTCCAAGACCAGTGATTCCAAGACCAGTTCTACGACCATTGAGACCTGCATCGCGGATCTTGGTCCAGAGATCTCGCTCTATCTTCTTCACGTGGAAGGGCTGAGGGTCCTTGTCGATCTTCTCAAGAATCCTATCAACGCACTCGATCTCGAGGTCGATGAGATCGTCCATGAGGCGCTGCGCGGCGTAGACCGTCTTTCCAAACTCATCAAAGTCGAATTTCGCCTGCTCAGTGAATGCATTCTTGACAAACGACACGGCGTTGACCACCATGAGCCGGCAAGAGTCATATGGGCTGAGCGGTATCTCGCCGCA